CAACCGAAGCCCTGGATAGGTAGTGATTGTATAAGAGAGACCCGCGGACATGAATTGGGGTACCCTTTGTGTAGATCATTTTATGATCTTTCCATTTATCTATCTCTGTGACCCCGCGGGGAAACGCTGCTGCCTCTGGGGGTAAAGCATAAAACTCTTTCTTGAAATCTGCAATGTACTTTTGAACCTCAGATTCGGTGGAACCCATGATAAGCTTAAATATGTGTTTAAATTTATCCCGCATGATCTCTGGCGTGGAAGACTTGATAGCTTCAATTCCCATGATCTTAATCTTTGGTTCAGCATACTGTACACCCTCAGAGTTATGTACGTTTAGGATGTAGCGTTTCTTAGCCTGCCATATGCCGCGGTCTGCAATGACCTCACGTTCCATCACCATCCGATTTTGATATCCGTTTGTTTCCTCGAATAGCTCTTGCATGGAACGCTCGAACATAGGATTGAAATGTTCCTCACAGATCTTAGATAGCCACTGGACAGGGTCTTTAGGATTAAACTTCTTTACCAGGCCAGAGAAGTTAACATAGACCGAATCTGTATCAATTGCAATAACATAATCTTTATCAGTATCAAGGAGCTTGTTTAGTTCTGCATTAACGGCAGACTCACACCACTTGATAACCTTTTGGCCTGTAAGTGTAATGCCCTCGGCGATTCGAAGATCAAAGTATCGATACCACTTATTACCAAGGGCACCAAACAAACTATTGAGCAAAATCTTAATAGCCATTTGCCGGTTTTGACAACGAACAATCTCACGTTCAAGTTCAACGGATTTGTTTTTTTGGTACTCTTTTTGTGCAGCCAACATTTGATTCTTTACGATCTTACGTTCTGCATAGTAGTCCACAATGATCTTGGGCATGATGCCTTCGAAGTCTTTTCGATAAAAGCTATTGTTAGCAGCCCGTGCATAGTCACCATTTGCATCCATCTCCATCTGTGAGATAATAGTTTCTGGTGACATATTCCACTGAGCAATAATGTTAGGATACAGAGAGTTTAGATCAAAGCTAACCACCCATTCGTGCATACCAATCTGTGGTTCTTTCACGTACCCGCCCGCGAACGCGACTGTCTGACCTGCCAACTTATCCCGAGGTTTCATAGGGGGAACCGCAATCTTTTTCTTATTCAGTTCGCGATAGACAATAGAATCCCAGATAGATGTAGTACCCATGACGTCGGTAAAGTTAACACCGGCTTTATATGCCAGAGTGAAGGCCAAACCCATAAGGCCAGTCTTGTCATTGATACGCTCAACCAATTCAACGTCTTTAATATTATAGTCGATATAGAGCTGATGGTTTTCTTTATATAGATTCTTTAGGTTACCATACTCTTCATATGATAGTTTACGTTCACCAAGAACCACGCTGGAAATATGATTAAGACTATAGCTTTCCTGTGGGCCATAGGCATAACCAAACTTCTTAAACAAATCAAAGTAGTCCATTTGACTAATGCCAACAATCATATATGAATCCTGGTTCATGTTTTTGAATTGTACAGCTTTATGACGTGGTTCGGCATTCCACGGTGATAGCCGCCTGGCTGCTTCCATTGTACCAATACGGAGAATACGATTAATAATATAGGGCATATCAAAGAAGCGGATGTTCCACCCAGTGATTACGTCTGGATAATCGGATTCCCAATACATTAGGAACTTGACCAATAACTCTTCTTCCGAATTACACTTATGGTATTGTATAAGGAGATGTTTGTGCGGGGATTGTTCTACGTCATACTCGCCGCATGCCCAGACGTGGTAAACATTAGACCGGCTGGATTTAATTGTAATAGCAGTAATAGGATGAAGGGCTTCTTCGGGGGTGGGAAAGCCGTCTTCTGAATGAACCTCAATATCGATGTTGACGACATTAATCTTAGACTCATCGAACTTTATTTCACCAGGGTGCTTTTTAGCAATGAACTGCATGACCGCACGATCCATACCACAATATGGTTTGCTGCCAGGTATTTCACGTTCTTTTACAAAGTTTCGCAAAGCCGATGGCGAGGCTAACTTCTTTTCTTTTACATTATGTCCATGAATAGATTTCCAGGCGGTTTCTTCCTGGCAATATTCAAACATGGTGGGTTCAAATTCGTATTTGTGTTTGAACCCGATACCGTTGTCCTTTATACCACGATACACTATGCGGTTCATATATGTGTCAACTGATGTGTAAAAACTCATGCATTTCTCCTATAGATCGGAGTATTATAATGTAAAAAAAGGGATTTGAAAATCCCTATTGTAGATAAAGTTCGACAATTTCTTCGTTATCTAAGAAATGAAATTCTGATAGATATTCGCGAATGTTTTCGGTAGATCCGGAAAGGGTCATACAGGGATTACCACCAGCGGGTCCAATGGCGATGAATGATTCAATTTTCAGATTGTATTTTTCTAGGGCCTCAAGGTAATCACCAAGTGGACAATCATGTGCAATATCGATTTCGAATGTTTTTGTCATAGATATCTCCTTTGTAGACGATACCTTTATATCGTAAAAAAAGGGAGTTGTAAACCCCCTTTTTTCATTTTATCCGAATTATTTTTTCTCTGAAACAAAGCTGTACATTTCTTTAGCTTTATCCATTAGATCTTCCATAGAATAAGGTTGGCAAGCTTTGTGAAATTCTTCGACCGTTGCTTTATTTGCTTCGAACTGCTGTCTCCAAAAGTCCATATTAATTTGGTACTGTTGATCCATGTAGTCTTTTGCAAGTTTGAGCATGTCTGCTCTGATTTCGAAGGGATTTTTGTTTGACATATTAGTCTCCTGTGTGTTGTGTATAGGGCAGATTACTCTGCCCATAATTATTTGTTTTGCAAGTTCTTCAATTCCATCATAACATTCTTAGCTTGCTCATGGTATCCCATTCTAGTAAGCTCTGATGCTGCACGAGAGTGACCAACTACTAATGTGAAGCGCTGAACTGATTTCCACGCTGCTGACAGCATAGATACCACTTCTTGTCTAAGTGACCACCAAATGTGGGTTACTTGTGCCACCATTATACCCACCCTCTCAGGTTTTGATTCTGATAAGCGATATATCTAATATCACCTCTATGAATTCCAATATCGTTTAAATCTTTATCGGACAAAGCCATCAATTCGTTGTATGTTTGGCGCTGTAGTTTGTTTAGTTCACGTGCTTGTTTTAATGATTTAAAGAACTCAATGAACAGTTCAACTGTTCTCGTTAAGTAGCTGTGGGCTACCAGTACTGCTTGTGTCATGTTCGACCTCGTTAAATTTTCCAATTGTAATTTTACGAGGACGCATTTCTTCAGGGATAACATACTTCAATTCTATTGCAAGTATTCCATCCTGAATATCTGCTCCGTGCACTTTTACATGCTCAGACAGCCGGAACGTGCGTTTAAACTTCTTAGTAGAAATACCACGATGAATAAAATCACGACCCTTTGATACGTGCTCACCAGTTACTGTCAAAGTACGATCCTTGACTTCAACAGAAAGCTCATCCCTTGAGAATCCAGCCACAGCCATTTCAATCAAATAGTCTTGATCTGATGTCTTGATAATATTGTGGGGTGGATAATGGTCTTGAGCGTGTTTAGCGGTAAATTCTAACTCGTTAAACAGATGGTCAAAACCAACAAATGATGAACGTGGAAATAGTGTTTGTAAGCCTGTCATTTTTTTCTCCTTTTGATCAAGCAAGAATATTTTCGAGCCGGTTATCCGCACTCGATATTATTTATAGTAACATACTTATGAGTTTTTGTAAACCCTGCTATTACTTATTTCCGATGTTATACTTAGGGCAAAGTTCCCATTGATCCTTTTCTTTATATGGTAGGATCTTAATTAATCTCAATGGTGCGCAATCTAAATTAGCAGGGCCTTGAATTTCCACCAATCCCCAATCGCTCATAAGTGTGGCAATAGTATTTCTACGCTGAATATCTGATAGCTCTAGGTTGGCTTTCTTACCATCCAGCATAAACAGCTCTTTAAAATGTACTATAAAATAGCGGCCTTGCTTATGTAGGATGTGACATGATTGGTATAGCTTCTTTTCCTTACGGGATGCCACGCCAATTCGTGTTAATGTTTCTCGTACTTTTAGAAAGTCATCTGGTTCGTTTAAGGTTACTTCCAACATATCCGTCGGAGCCCATTGAATAAAATTATCTTGTTCCACCTTTATTCACCTTCTGTTTTATTATAGTTATTTGTTCAGGTGATAAGAGGGGGAGGGCTTGTTTGGCTTTTTCATTACTATATCCATAATATTCTTTAACCACCTCAATATCACTCTCAGTTTCTGGTTTATTCCATTTCGAAAATCTTTTACGCTTTCTAATGGTATTTATGAGAAAATGATATTGAAGTTTTTTATCTAGGTGGTGGTACTGGTTCACGACATTAGTAAGAACAACAGTATCCCTGAAATAAGAAAGGCTGCGATTAATAAGAAAACTGTTATACCCGTTTTCAGCAACGTCATCCTCCATTATATCTTGTTTGGTGACATTAATGCTATTTAAGTAATTAAAAGGATTCATTAAAAGTTTTCTATTCCACTATCTTGCCAATTCCATGCTTCGGATCTGGCGGCATTTACTATATTATATAATTCATTTGGTGTATAGTCACGAGTGTCCGGCTTTTTGTTTAAATGTACTTCACCTAGGTACAGTTGTGGAACAGTCTTGTGGCCTTCATTCCGAATAAATTCTAATGCTGTTTTGTTTGATTTAATATCAGTTACTTTATACCTTATACCCGCTTCGTCTAACATGGATTTCATTAAGTCACAAAAGGGGCATAACGGTTGAGTATAAAGTGTTGCTAGCATGTTGTTCCTCTAAGTTAAAACGTTTAAAAGAAATCCATGCAAAACCTTAAACAATGCAGCATCATCATATGCTAATAACCATAATATTACTAGACCAATTGCTAATCTCATTTGTAGTTCACCTGTGCCATAATTTCAGTTAAGCATGCAACTGTATTTAGCTCTTTATCAGCTACAAAAGCGTCTTTATATTGATAATCTGCTAAAATTAATATCAGTTGAGGAATGCTTTTACTTTCTACCAACTCATAAGAAGTGTCATAAAGGTTACGAAATATTACAGACGTGTCAACATCCATATTATTCGTAACCCATTTCCGCATACCTTTAAAGTCTTTAGCCTTTAATAGTTTGGCTAGATCGATAAAGTTACTAGAGTCACTATTTGACCCAACAGAGCCAATGTTAGAATTGGCAATAGATAATCGTTGTGCTTCATTTAATACTCGCCTCCAATCTGGTGCATGTTTCATGATAAGATCAGCGGCTACTTTCTGATCGTATGATGTACCTTCCTGTTCAAGTATACTTATGAATTTTTTGTAGAATTTCGCTGCTAAATCTGCTAGAATCTTTTTGGACGTGTTGAATTCATATACACCGCAGCGAGAGTGTAATGGCCCAATAATACGATTCTTAAAGTTACACGTTAGAATAAACCGACAATTGTCGGAAAACTCTTCGATAAACCCACGCAGGGCTGGCTGCGTAGATTGTGGATTAAGGTAGTCAGCCTCATCAAGAATAACTACCTTATACCCACCTTGTAAAGATACAGTGCTGGCAAACTGTTTAATCTTACCACGCAATGTATCGATGTTACCCTCTTCCGATCCATTGATCAGAATGTGATCCAATCCTAATTCATTACACATGGCTTTGGCAATTGTAGTCTTGCCGAGACCTGGCGTACCAGAGAAAATCATATTCTGAAGTTCTCCGGTATCAACCATTTTTTGGAATGTGCTTTTTAGGTCTTCTGGAAGGATTGTTTCGGATATTGTTTTGGGTCTGTACTTTTCACACCAAAGAAAATCTTTGCTCATAATAATATAATATCCTAATTTATTCTTGTGTTGCTGCTAAATCCTGTTGAAAAGTTTCACACATTTGAATAAGCTGCACACATTGATCACGAAGTTGGCCAAGCGTGGAAAGCTCCTCGCCTTTTACTGCGCCCCGCTGAACCATAGTATCAACCACAGCAATTGATGAACGGCACACACGGTTTGCTAGGTCATATACTGGTGCGTGCGATTCTAGATCCAGCTGTTTATCATCACTCATTTTATTCTCCATATTTTGATGACTTTTCCAAAGCTACCCAGTAAGTCAGATTACCATTCTTACTGGAGAATTCGGAAATAAGTTCGTTTGATATTTTAACCTGATAGTCACCATTGACCATCTTGAGGTTACTGATATTTATAATGAATTTAAAGCTTTCTGATTTATATCCTCCATCCACTAATACAGAATAACTATTAGAAGTTGCATTCTCGAGATCTACAACCGAGATCTTAACAGCACCACCATCAGGTTCAACAACCATATGATCGTGTCCAAATGCTGCAGCAGATTGTTTGAGTGCAGCAAGTGTTTGTTGTGGTAGATCAAACCATACGTCCTCACTAGGTAGAACGATTGATTTCAAAGGTGTGGTTAACATCTCTGGATCAGAGTAATAATATGTAACCATTGCCCGACCAGCATTACCACCAATGTTCATAAATTTTTCTTTAAACATTACGTTAGGGGTATCTACTAAGCTAATGACACGCAAGAACTCTGAGAGGTCGTAGATACCGACTTGCATATCAAATTGTTCAGGTACTACTGCTTCTGCCAAAACGTTTCTGGCCTCAGACATGGTAGTGATCTTATTCCCGGGCTTAATAACAATGTTACCATTGATCTGGGAAAAGTTCGATAGCACCTTAATTGTTTCAGCACTTATTTCCATTATTTAATCCTACTAAAGTTTTTCTCTTTTGTAAACTCCAAACGATTGGCAAATT